GATCTGACCTGCTTTAGTGGTATCACCATCTTTGATTTTCACGAAACCAATAGCAGCAGTTCCGTCCAGGAACAGACGTACAGCATCATTCTGATAGTAAGACCAACGGATGTACGGAGCAACAGTAACTGAATTTGCAGTCACTTGTTTCACATATTCGTGTGAATAGTTCAGTTCAGCACCCAATGCCCATGTTTCATTAAAATTGTAGCCGATTTCCGGAGCAACTTTAAAAGAAGTAGTGTTGCCTGTGCTGTTACGCCATACGTTCAATGATCCGCCTACGTAAATGTCCTGTGCTTTTACAGCGATAGTTGCTAACATTACAACTACCAATAATAAACCCTTTTTCATTTTCTTTGTTTTTTTAAATTAAACGTTAGACCCCAATTCGGTCGATTTCTGGGGTGCAAATGTAAAGCTGTTTTTATGATTAAACAAACATTTAGTTAGTTTTTTATAATAAATACCAAATAAATATTGGATGGTAAACGGACATCAGTACCCAACAGGCATAAAATAAAATAGACTGCAAATACTTTCACAAGTATTTACAGTCTATTTATCAGATAGTTAAGTACCTAACCAGCGTATTTGACTATCCTTCTATTGCTGCCTGCGCCGCAGCCAATTATCGTTGCTTTTCAACGAGTTCTATAATATTGTACAACTATTTGTTAGCACCGTTTTTTTCATTCAATTATCCTCATATATGGTTAAAGTTATACTTCTATTTTCCATTCAATCTGTTACCTTTGTCGCCATGAAAAAGATTATCAAACTATATCGCAGATGGTATTACCGCAAATTATATACGCGACTGGTTTTTGCATATCTAAAACATGAAAGCACCAGTAATGTCGCATATAGTTATGCAGAAGATGCTTTCCTTGCAATTACTGGTCGTTTATATTCTGATTTTCGCGACGAGTAATCGCTTTATGCCTTGCTCCATCTTTTATTAGCACTTCTTCCTCAAGCGATGAAGCATGAGGAAGCAATACAGGTATCGTGAATTTTATCCTTGATACATTTTGGTACTTTTCTGCTGCTTCTTCGTTGCCATTTCCGCCAATATTGAATATTCCGGCAACTGCTATACCGCCCTTAATGCCGCTAGAAGTACCTTCAGTGGTTTCTGTGGTCACAGCAACATCAAAATCAATATTTGATATATTTGCATAACCATCAGGAGTTTTTATATGTGTTACTTTATTTCCTTCCATATAGGGAGCAATAGTGGCAATATCTTTAACCGAATCCTGCGCTTCTTTCACTGCTTCCACAATGTCAGTTAATGCCGTTTTTATAAAATCCTTCAGTTCCATATCATTTCAGTTTATTCTTTAAAGCCCAAAGCCGAAGTAAATTCTTTATAAGAACCTACATTACAACCTTCATCACACGCTACCTCATACAGTCTTCGGCGCTTTGTTGGGTTGGCAATCCTTTCAACAAACACATCATATGATTCCATATCATAATTTGCTTGTATGAGTTTGTCATAAATCTTTTTCCTAGCTATATCACATTCTTTATTACGTTTTATTGTGTTAGACAAAGCAGAGAAAGCCGCATCATTAATACACTGAGGACAATATTTATATCTTGTCGCAATTGGTTCTACAAGCTTGTTTACTGTATCAAAATTATATTGTAGCAAATCGCAAGTATCAATAAAAGTAACACCAAGCATCTTAGCAATTCGTTCTTCCTTTATTTTAGGATTATCAGAGAGTTTAGATGCACAATTTCTATCAATATGAATTGTATTATAGCAGTCCACATAGACATAGTTTCCGATCTTGCATTGTTTACTACAGGATGAAAAAACATAAAACAAAATGAATATCGACAAGCATATCTTCATTTCTTTTCCATTAAAACACTTATCAATCTTTCCTTTTCTGCAAGCAAAGCTTCTAATGATTTAACCTTTTCTTGCAAAACAATAATATCCATATTACCATTTACCGCATCCCCATGAAGTGAAGCTGGTGAAAAATCGCCATGAGTCAAAACCTGCTCAACTTTTGCTGCCTCCTTACCTGTGAGAAGCCAACAGGCATCCACACCAAGTTCTATTACAATTTTTGCAACCATATCCACACTCGGTTTACTACGACGTTGTTTTCCCAAATAACTTGACAATCCTGTTGGAGGTAAACCAATTTTTTTAGCAAAAGCAGCCTTATTCCCATCAAATCGCTCATTTATAATGAGTTCCATTCGATCGTTTATCGTTTCCATAAGCATTTGAGTATTAAAAAATATTAATTGAATAATTATAATAAGCAATTGCTTTGCTTTAAAAATTCAATTGAATAACTTTGCACCATAAAGTTAAACAATAAACCATAAACCTCAAAGAAAATGGCAGAAAATCAAGTAAAAGTACGTCCAGCTTTAACGGATTTGAAAGTAGGCGGAGAGATTACTTTCCCCATAGCGAAAACCAAGAGTGTGCGTGCCCAGGCGTCTGACCTCGGGTTAATTCTCGACCGCAAGTATCAAACAGAGACCGATCGCGAAAAACGCACCATAACAGTAACCCGATTAAAATAATATCATATGAATTTCAACAGAGTCACTAAACAAATCGTCGTTTTTGTAGCAGGCTTCATTATGTTCTTCTGCTTACTTGGTATAGCAGGTACCACTGATCGTACAGAACAAATAGTTTATGCTATGCCACAAGAGGCATACGAGGCTATATATCTGAAACTCGGTAATGGATGCACCGACCGCCAAATAGCCGATGAATATATGGCCAATAAACAATATTACGATGCATTGTCACAATAATCAAAGAAAGTAACACTCTATGTTCACACTTGATTTCACAGATAAATCTGTCACTTATGACACATTCATCCACGATGTTGCTACATCAGTGGTTCGAATGCTTGCTGACACACGCAACGATCCCGAAATGGTTAGTCAGCGACAAGCATACGCAATGTTCGGTCGCGGCAATGTGGATAGATGGCGCAAGCAGGGTAAGATAAATCCCTGTAAGCGTCCGGGCAAAGTTGAATATCGCACAGTAGAGTTACGCGCTCTTCAACAGAAGAAACAAGATTATTTCAAGTGACAATCAGACCTGATAGTGTAATGGTAGCACATCAACTGAAAGTAGTAGTTCAAATCTGCTTCGGGTCACAAAAGCAAACTGTATTATAAACCTTTTAAATTATTAATTATGAACAATGCTATTTCATTGGCCAAAGAATTGCAACAAATGAAAGCAATTGACGTAATACGCAATGAACGTGTACGTAGCCAGTTTATCAGCGTGTATAATTCCATTTGGAAAGAAGGCGGAGAAAACGTCTATGAACGTGAAGCTATTTACTTCAACCAGCAGTTACGCGACAAAGATGAGTTGCGCTTATGCTCCGGAACATCTATCTTCTATGCGTTTATCGACCTTGCTGTCAAAGGTATCACATTGGCTCCTGGTGCGCAAGCACTGTGTTATCTTCTTACCCGTAATTGCAAAGTAGGAGTTGATTCAAACGGCAAAGAAGTTTGGGAAAAAGTATGCAGTCTCGCTATCTCCGGATATGGAGAGCTGGCACTGCGTGCAAAAGTTGGACAGATACGCCATGCCGACAATCCTGTTATTGTCTATGATGGAGATAGTTTTGAATATGGAGAGAAGAACGGAGTGAAGATTGTCAATTATATGTCTGCATTTCCTCGCAAAAGCGACCGTATTGTTGCTTGCTTTGTCAAAATCACACGTGCAGATGGGTCAATTGACTATTCTGTTATGACAGAAACCGACTGGAAACGGTTACAAGGTTATTCAGAGAAACAAAATTCCTATAAAGACCGCCGCACCGGAGAAACTGTAGTGAAAAGCAATGCACTCTACAATATCAATGGGCAGATTGATACCGGCTTCCTCATTGCCAAATGCATCAAACACGCTTTCAAGACTTATCCTAAAATCAATATCGGCAAAGGGTCCGTCATGGAATCCGACATCATTGATACCCCGCAAGGAGGTTTCGATCCTTACAGTGGAATCGATACCACACAACCCGAACCACAAGAAAAGCAAGAAGAGCAACATTTCGCGCCTCAACCTGACATGTCGGCAGGGGTAACTATTGACCCAGCAAGTCAAGGAGATAACGATGATACTTTCTAACCTTAATACATTGTACATATGTCTTCAGAATTAGCAATCATCAAGCAGGAAAATATACAGACCATAGTGTCTGCTGCTCCACAATCATATAATGACAATAAACTGTCATGTGAAAGATGTATCAGTGCCGGACAATCCATACTCAATACCATTACAACTAATGGTGGAATGACTGACGAACTTGATAAAGAGGCAGCTCTTTTCATCGAAAAAGCACGTAAAACAGTCAAGAAGATGAACGAGAAACGTTCGCCTGTCACAAAACTTTTTGATGACATCCGTCGAGAGTTTACGGTAATAGAGAATGCTATTGACCCCACCAAAGTTGATACTATCCCCTATAAACTCCAACAATACCGTAACCAATATGCAGCAAAGAAACGTGCCGAAGAAGAAAAACGCCGTCAGGAAGAGTACAAACGTCAACAAGCGGAACAAGCCCGTATAAAATTGAGACAAGACATTGAAGGGGATTTTAAGGCACAATTCCAAACATATCTCAATCAATCCATCAATTGGCTCACTACAAAGGATAACAGTGTTACGCTCGAGAACTATAACACAGTGTACAGTGAGGTAAAGAACTTTTCGGTTTCTCTTCCTGCTGACTGGTTACATAATCTTCATACTCTCATCCGTATACCTGCCAATATTTCGGTAGACGAGCTTCGACAATTTGAAACTGACACAAAGGAACGCCTTGGTAAGCAATTTACCGAACAATACACTGCAGAAATCCAAGACAACAAGGATTTCATACTTGACCGTCTGCCCTCAAAGAAAGCAAACCTCGAACGCATGGCACAAGCTGATGCGGCCGAAGCTACACGTGTCAAAGCTGAAATGGAAGAACGCCAACGCAAGGAAGCCGAAGAGCGAGAGGCAGAACGCAAACGCAAAGAAGAGGAAGAAAAGCAAAAGGCGGAAATGGCACGCCAGCAAGCTGAAATGAACGGATTATTTTCTGAACAGGCTTCTATGCAGAATTATCAGCCCAAAGTAAAAGTCACTCAAAAGATAGAGTTACTTAACCCTGAAGGTATCATGCCAATACTCTCAATGTGGTGGAGTAAAGAAGGGTGCACACTTTCGGTTGAAGAGTTGAGTAAGTTATTCAAAAAACAAATTACGTTCTGTGAAAAACTGGCTAACAAGGATAGTGTCTATATTGAAAATGAGAGTGTACAATATATTGACGATGTGAAAGCAAAGTAACCATGAGCCATAATCCCGATACATACTACAATCGTAGTGAGGTTAGTAACTCTGACCTCACCGAACTAAAAAACATTCTCCATCCTCGGATGCAATTCGGTGATAAGGAAGCTGCATTTCGTTTCGGCTCGCTGGTAGATGCAATTATTACCGAACCTGCACGAGTAGACTACTACCGCCTGACAGTAGATGATGAACAATATACCGAAGATGAGTTCCGGCATGCACAAGAAATGCTAAAGGCCCTTCGCATGGAAGCACGCCGTGATGAGTTTCTTTTTAAAGTGCTTGGATATGCCGAGACACAGCGTTTCATGGTAAACACACAACAACAATTTACTTATTGTGGTTTCCCCTTTTCGCTTGATACACGATGTAAGTGGGATTGGTGGCTCGGCCTTTTTGGCGGTGATCTTAAAACCACATTTGCCTCAACACAGCAACAGTTTGAAGAAGCGATTGACTTCTTCGATTGGGACAGGAGTCGTGCTTGGTATATGGACATTGCAGGTTCCAACCGTGATTTCATTTATGCTATCAGCAAAAAGAACTGCAAAGTATTCAAGAAGTTCATCAATCGGGATGATAAGGTCTACAACCGTGGACGCGAGAAATATGAAGAATTGGCTTTCCAATACTGGTGTTTAACTCCACAAGACAATTAACAATGGACATATATTGCAAAGTAACTCAATATGGATTAGTTCCTCTGTATAATACAGACCTCGAACTAAAGAAACACTTGAAGATTGGTAATGTAGTCAAGTGTAAGGTAAGCAATCCACGCAATTATGAGCACCACAAAAAGTTTTTCGCTTTGGTACGCCTTACTTTCGACAATTTGCCCTTGCCATTAGTCGAGAAGTGGCACATACATAATGAACAAGATATGCTTCGCCGATTCAAACGTGACCTTGGCTACTTCACTAATACTCTCAATGAATATGGTGAACATGAAATAGAGTATCTCAGTATATCGTTTGCCGCCATGGAACAACACGAATTTGAGAGGTTCTATAACCAATGCATTGACCTTGTTCTCAATAAGTATATCAAAGGCATTGACAAAGATGATTTAATCACAGAAATAGAAGAATTCAAATGAAACCACAGGTAGGACAATATCATTACTCTCCACACGGACGAGGATTCCGTATATACCGCTATACAGAGGTAACAGATAATTTTCAGTCAGCCTCTCCGGTACTTAGCGAACCAATCTTCTACGACCGTGAGAAAGCAAAGAAACGTGTTTATGAACTTAATGGATGGAAATACAATGAACGGACTCAAACATCATCTGCGCGTTGAACCATACGACTACCAACGTGAAGGTATAGTTTATGGACTGAAACACCGCCGTCTTATTATCGGTGACGAACCGGGATTAGGAAAGACATTGCAAAGTATCGGCATTGTTGATACAGCCAATGCATATCCTTGTCTTGTTATCTGCCCATCCTCGCTCAAAATCAACTGGCAACGCGAGTTCGAGAAATTCACGGATAAATCTGCGGTCGTTCTTGACAATGCTGTACGTACAACATGGAATTACTTGTTATCTATGGGAGTGCATCAGGTAGCAGTGGTAAATTACGAAAGTTTGCGCAAATATTTTGTTTGGGACATCAAAGCGAAAAGTAAGCAGTTCCGTCTCAAAGATGTTGTATTCTGTCCTCAAATACAGATATTCAAATCAATCATCATCGACGAAAGCCATCGTGTGAAAGACCCGTCTGCACAGCAAACAATCTTTACCAAAGGTTTGTCTGTTGGCAAGGAATGGATAATACTCCTGTCAGGTACCCCCGTTGTCAACCGTCCGGAGGATTTGATAGCGCAACTTTCTATCATGAACAGATTAAACGACTTTGGCGGTCGCGGAAAATTCATAGCTGACTATTGCACTGACCCGAAAGACAAGGATGCGGAACCGGCTGTACCACTTTCCGAACTATCTCGGCAACTCTATGATACTTGCATGATACGCCGTGAAAAAGCAAAGGTACTTCCCCAGCTACCTGACAAAACACGAGTAGACCTGTATGTCGATATATCCAACAGTGCCGAATACAATCTTGCAGCTTCCGATCTCGCTACATACCTACAAGAATATACAGAATGTACAGATTGGGAAATACGCCGCAAGATGCGTATGGAAGCACTTGTGAAGTTCATGACACTTCGTTCCTTAGCCACCAAAGGGAAAATTGCACAAGCTGTTGACTTTATCAAGACATTCCTTGACAGTGGCAAAAAACTGATTGTGTTCTGCTCGCTTCATGAGATTGTAGATGAACTGCAAAAGGTATTTCCGAAAGCCGTCACAGTTACAGGGCGTGATAGCGCAATAAACAAACAGGCTTCCGTGGATGCTTTCCAGAACACCCCCAATGTGCAACTCATCATCTGTTCCATTAAAGCAGCCGGCGTTGGCCTCACACTCACAGCTTCTTCAAATGTTGCTTTCATTGAACTTGCATGGACATATGCAGATTGCTGTCAATGTGAAGACCGTGCACACCGTATAGGGCAAAAGGACAATGTAACCTGTTATTATCTGCTTGGTCGTGGTACAATCGACCATACGATATACTCTCTTATTCACCGTAAGAAATCCATCGCATCCGAGATTATGAACTCTGATGACGATATTCCAACTGATGAAATGTATTTCAATGAATTGGTCAAATCATTCTTAACAGCATCGGGATAATGGAAGTATGCAAAACAGATATGCAGAAAATTATCAAATATCTTGATGATGCTGCAATAATGTATGACAATCATCCCGGACAACGTAATGTATGTCGCGCATGGGTAATAAGACAACTAATAAAAAAACTGAATAAAAAATTAGTAGTAACCAATAAATAAAGTAATATGAAAACCTGCTTCGATGTAATATTTGTGATTTTAAATGTCATCCTTTTTGCTATTAACTTTCATTGTACCTTAGAATCCAATTCATCTAAGTCATGTACCTATGCCATCTTAGGAATGACTTTTGCCATTGCAGCTATAATTCTGATCGTAACAAATAAATAACACTGAAATGAGCTTAGATGATTTTTTAGAAAAGTTTGAAGAAGCATTAGACCAATGCGACAGAGATGAAGACATCAATGTCTCTATACAAGTTCCACCTGGAACAAAATGTTGGGAAAACTCTTGGACTCAATTTGAAGTAAACTGCATCAGTACTGATGGAACTACAATTTATTTACAATGTTCATAGTTGAATAGATATGAAAAAAATAAAATTAAACAAGTTAAGAGACAAGGCGTATAGAATCGCTTGCGAACATGGCTTCCACGATCAAGAATTGAGTAATGAACATTTTCTTTGTCTTGTAATATCCGAACTCATGGAAGCTGTGGAAGCTGATAGAAAAGGTAAACGAGCCAATGTTGATCGGTATAATAAGAAGATTGCTAACAGCCGCATTTGTCAAGGGATAGACCCAGACATTCCCAAAGAACGTGGTTACGAAGTCGCATACAATGAAACTATAAAAGGTTCAATTGAGGAAGAGTTAGCCGATGCTGTTATCCGCTTGCTTGAACTTGTAGGATATCGAGGAATAAATCTTGAACTTACCAACGGAGATATTGATGACTGTGTTGAAGATATGGCAGAAGCCTGTAAAGATGAAACTTTCACCGAATCAATCTATTCCATCTCTACACTTCCTGTTAGATATGACGGAATATTTGATTTTCCTACAGCCGTGAATGATATGATACTATCAATCTTCGGGCTTGCCAAACACTTAGATATAGATCTGCTTTGGCATATCGAGCAGAAAATGAAGTATAACGAACTCTGTGAAAAAATACACAGAAAGAAGTACTAACCCACAGAATAAATAAATGCTATGGATAAATTTTATATGGTATTTGTAGAAGGATGCGCCACTCCTACCTACAAACATGAAAATTTGGAAAGCGCCGAAAATGAAGCGAAAAGACTTGCTACTCTCTTTAAGAAGAAAGCATATGTTCTAGGTACAATAAAATCAGTCGAAGATACCCAATACAAAATCGAGGACTGTAGACCTAACGGAAGTGATTTACCATTTTAATAAAAATACAGCAATGAAAAAAATTGAAATCGTTGAACACGTCATCAACAATACGACTATTAGTCGTTCACAAGCTATTCAAGCCGTAGATTGCGTTTTTGATGCTATTGAAAATTCTCTTTGTAGAGGTGAGAGTGTTTATATCCGTGGTTTTGCCACAATTAAGGCACACACCTCCAAAAGAAAGAAAGCACGGAATATTAGCAAGGGAACAACAGTTGTTATTCCAGCTCAACGCTCTGCCAAGCTCATCATTAGTAAACAACTTAAAGCTCGAATGAATTTATGATGCACACATGGTTTGAATGTAAAATCCGTTACGAAAGAGTAATGGAAAATGGAATGAACAAGAAAGTTACAGAACCTTATCTTGTCGATGCACTTAGCTTTACAGAAGCCGAAGCACGGATCATCGAAGAAATGACCCCATTTATCTCTGGAGAATTTACTATATCAGACATTAAACGTGCTAACTATAGCGAACTTTTCCCCAGTGACGAAGAAAGTGCCGACCGCTGGTTCAAATGCAAACTTATTTTCATCACGCTGGATGATAAAAGCGGTGCGGAAAAAAAGACTTCCACTCAAGTATTGGTACAAGCTGCCGACTTGCGTGATGCAGTGAAAAAGCTGGATGAAGGAATGAAAGGAACCATGGCAGATTATCAAATTGCATCTGTTGCTGAAACCGCTATCATGGATGTTTACCCGTATTCTGCCGAAGAATCCATAACAGATACCATCAGCGAAAATGCCAACTCCCCTATTGTACGCAATTTCATTCAATCACTTCCTGAAGGTTGTAAGACAACAATAACAGTTGGAGGAAAGAAAGTCGTAGTTGACAAAACAGGAAAGGACACCATCGTTACACCTAAAAATGAAAACAGCCATGACATTGGAAGAGATGCTCTCAAAGGAAAGAAAACAAAAAAAGAAGCAAAAACATAACGATGAGGAACACCGCATACAATGCGCTTGTGTAAAATACTTCAATTTGAAGTATCCGAAGTTGAAAGGCCGACTATTCGCCGTACCAAATGGTGGTAGACGTGATGCTGTAACAGCATCAAAACTTAAAGCCGAGGGTGTAATAGCCGGTGTATCCGACCTGATCCTATTGAAAAGCAATCGTGATTACGGTGCGCTACTCATTGAAATGAAAAAGAAAGACGGCTATCAATCCCCATCACAAAAACAATGGCAAAAGATGATTTGTGAAAACAGAGAATACAAATATGTTGTATGCCATTCGCTGGATGATTTCATTCGTGAGGTGGATGACTTTCTAAAAAATACAGAATTATGGGACGAAATGTAAAAAAAGGGCTCGACTATTTTCCTTTTGACGTAGACTTTTTTCAGGACATAAAAATAAGGAAACTGATCAAGTACCAGCGTGGCAAGGCCGTCACTGTATATGCTCTCCTGCTTTGTCTTATCTATAAGAATGGGTATTACATGTTGTGGGACGAAGAGTTGCCCTTCATATTATCGGAACAAACCGGTTTTGAAGAAGCGTATATACAGGAGGTCGTTAGATGTTGCCTGGCACTAGGGTTATTTTCTAAAGAACTCTTTGATAAGGAAAAAGTTCTCACTTCAATCGGAATACAAGAACGCTATAAACGAATATGTGATGATTGCAGAAGAAAGTGTGAATTTTCAGAGTTTAACCTTATTTCTTCCGAAGATAAACGCATTTCTTCGGAAGAAAAGCCCAAAAACTCCGCAGAAAGTACACAAATAAAAGAAAAGGAAAGAAAAGAAAAGAAAACTCCTCCTCAAACTCCCCCTAACGGGGTCGTTTCGTCGGATGGAGGAGGAAGAATAACTTCGTCTCCTTCTTCTGAAAAATACTTTGATATTAAGGCAGAGTTGCGTGGTAAACCGGGGATAACAGAAAATGATGTATGGGAAGCTATGCGCCTTGCCGAAAATGGAAAAGAATCATCCATCGGCACGGGGCTCATCAAGCAATGGTTAGACGATCCTTCAATGTGTGACTTCTATATAATCATCCAAAATCTACAGAGAATGGAGCGTGAAGGACAAATAAGGGTGATGTCTCATGAAAACTACTTTGTGTATGTTTTTCTGCTAATGAATCTGACAAAATCCGATGCTGATTCAGTTCGCCTATATATCCAAGACCCGACACTGTTCGAAGAATGTAAAAAGCTGATTGCCGAAATTAAAAAAGGCGGCATCAACCAGCCCGGCAGATTCCTGCTCAAAAAGTTGAGAGAATGTCAAATGAGTATTAATAAACAAAATCTAAAATGAATGAATATCGGATTAATAGATGTTGACAGTCATGGTTTCCCCAATTTGGCACTAATGAAATTATCCGCTTGGCACAAGTTACAAGGTGATACCGTGGAGTGGTATAATCCATTCGATCATTATGATAAAGTTTACATGGCTAAAGTATTCAACTTTACAGAAGATTATCGGCAATGGATAACTAACACACATCAGATAGAGAAGGGTGGTACAGGTTATAATCTTTCAAAAATACTTCCAATAGATATAGACAAGGTTATTCCAGATTATGATTTGTACAATATAGATAAGAAACTGGCGTATGGTTTTCTCACTCGTGGGTGCCCTAACAAATGCAAGTGGTGCATAGTTCCACAAAAAGAAGGCAAGATGACGCCTTATATGGACATTGAAGAGGTAGCCGTTAATGGGAGAAAAAATATTATCCTCATGGATAACAATGTGCTCGCATCAGATTATGGTCTACAACAGATTGAGAAGATTGTCCGTCTGGGACTGCGTGTAGATTTCAATCAGGGATTGGATGCGAGGCTGGTAACAAATGATATTGCAAAATTGTTGGCAAAAGTCAAATGGATAAAACGTATTCGATTTGGATGTGATACGCCTGGACAAATCGAAGAGTGTGAACGGGCTACGGCTTTGATTGATAAGTATAATTATAAGGGGGAATACTTCTTCTACTGTATTTTGTTGAATGATTTTAAGGAAGCATTTACCCGAGTAAATCATTGGAGAATGAAAGGTGGTCGGTTCTTACCGCATTGCCAGCCTTATAGGGATTTGAATAATCCACATCAAATTATTCCTCAATGGCAAAAGGATTTAGCCGGATGGACTAATAAGAAGTGGGTGTTTAGAAGTTGTGAATTTAAAGACTTCGAGCCAAGGAAAGGGTTTAAGTGTGAAGAGTATTTTACAACATAAAAAGAAGTAAACATTATGGAAACAAAAAAAGATAAAATATTAGAGAAGCTGCGTAAGTTGATGAATTTAAAAGAATCGGCTACAGCATTAGGTAACGAAGGAGAAGCAAACGCAGCTGCAGCAGGCATTACACGCTTGTTGATGGAATATAATCTAACTGAAAACGATATACCAGAACAAGAAAAATTAGATAATCCAATTGTATCAGAAGAAATACCTTTCAAAATGGATATAAATGGTAGATGGTACAGTGATCTCGTATCTGTGGTTTGTGGATATAATATGTGTCGTTGCCTTATTATTAGCAAATTTAATAATGGCAGGAGAAAGCGTAGTGAATTTGAGATAATAGGACGAAAAAAGAATGTTGAAGTAGTTCTGTATCTAATTTCCTTTTTATCCCATCAGTTCATAACTATTGGTAAACGTAATTATGTAGAGTATAAACATGATTGTGTATGGAAATATGGGAAATATCCCAAAAGTCTTATTATGTATTTAAAATCATTTCTATATGGCTGCGTTATAGGGCTTTCAGAAAAATTGGATGAAAGTAAAAAGGCATTAGAAACAGAAAACAATATCACTGCTCTTGTACGTACCACAGAAGGTGAGATAGATGATTTCCTTAAGGGACAAAAAATTGGTAAAGCAAGAGAATCTAAATCGGACATAGATGCTTTATGCGCAATGAGAGGTATAGAAATTGGCAAAAATGTGGAAATCAGTAAAGGTATCCATGCTGAAACGATTAGCGAAAATTTGAGATTACAATAACCCAATAGTATATTAATAGTGACAAAACAGGAAAAAATCATTATGGAAATAATCAAACTAACGAAAAAAGAAAAAGAATGGATTAAAGAGCTTAAGAAATTAATTCGAAAAAAGCCCAAATCATTAATCCTCTTTGCTGACGGTCATTTGAATATCCTGAAAGGAAGTAAGGAAAATCCTTCATGTGAAGCGGAAGATGGTCGAATGGATAAAAAAAGAGTTGCAGATTCCATTTTATTTGCTTGTGAAGGTGGAGCTTTTTAATTAACGAATAATAAGATAGATATGAATACATATAGATACGAAAACAGACCTTATGATATTCCCTATAGGGAACTGAAAATGGTAGATGAAGAAAAGTCTACTCCTTGGAAAACCGTCCCACCTTCTTGGAAAAATTCCTCTTCGAAAGGTGGACGTACTGCGAATCAAATCAAAAAAGACCGGAAGCGGAAGAAAATGAATAAAAGGAAATAATCATAACCGCTTCAGATATGAATATAGAAGAAGCAATAAAAGCCATGAAAGGCGGAGCCAAATTAACCCATAAATATCTTCCAGCAATGGGTACTCAATATCTATATATCATAGATGGAGAGTATGTAGACTCTAAAGGCTATATCTTAAACAAGATAGATGTTGAATCCCGTCTTAAAGCAGACATTTTTAAGTTTGGATGGCAGAAAGTTGAATCAAAATAGAATTATTATGAATAAAGTAAATTTCAAAATAGAAAAAGCAGTAAACGGTCATATACTGAGAAGTGATATTTGCGGAGTTAGGGTCTACGAAAAGAAAGAAGATTTGTGCGCATTTATCGCAAGTAGCCTCGTTAATGGGATTAAGCTTAAAGATGGTATTGCAAACATATCCATCGAAATAAATGAAAAACCCTCAAATCAAGAAAGATATGAATAAAAAAGTAATTCCAAGATACTATAAATGCTCTCTTGATGGTAAACATTGGTGGAGTACTTTTGCTACATCTACTGGACAAGCAAAGCAAGCCTATATACACATGTTGGATGGCTGCGCGGATGATTGCTTTCTATCCATTATTTGCCGTATAGATAGTCCTAAAACAACACAAGCATTTAAAGATAATGCAAAATACAGGGGGATTCCTTTTGCTTATGTTGGGATGAATGTTAAAGTACACGGTGATAAGGGGATAATAGTTGGGCACAATAGTAGTGCTAATCTGGATGTATATTTTTTAGAAGGTGATAATAAAGGGAAAAAACTAAATTGTCACCCAAACTGGAAAATACAATACTTTAGTAAGAATTGGAGATTAATCAAAGAGTTTTAACTAATAACAAGATAGAAATGAGCATTAAGATAAGTAGGGAGGCGTACGAGAAACTAATCAAAGAAGATTTAGACTTTCTCAATGAACATTGTCCGGAGAGCTTGGAATTAGATCATATTAAAGCAATTATTCGCAGCTCCATCAACTGGAATTATCCGGAAAAGGCTAAGAGCATGTGCCTTAAAGATAAAACAAAGGTTTGCAATTTATGCCATGAGTGCGAAAGAGAAACTTACCCAACAGCAAAGAAAGAGCATATATGCGAATTTTGCGCCTGCAAGATACATATAGGACAAAAGTATATTCGTCAGACAAATGTCTATGATGGGACTAAGTACGACTTCATCACACATCAAGAATGTAAGGAAGTAGCTCGTAAATTGAGAATGTACGATGATTGTGATGATGAAGGTTTAGACGGTGAATCTTTTCGCGAAAACTTGGATTCATACGTATACGCCAATCATTACGATGATGAAGCGGATGACGTCTGTTCTGATTGGCAGTTGTCTCATTATGAGATAGCGAAGAAAGTATTGGAAGAACTTAAAACAGAAAATAGAAATGGAAATAGAGTTTGAAACAAAAGTCCTGCTATCAATAAAGACAACAGGACTAAAAAGA